CCTCCTTGTCCAGCAGCTTTCTTTTGTAACCTCTGTCTTAATATTTCAGCTGCTGATTGAGCAGGTGCATTTTGCTGCATTGGAGCATCTTGCTCCAACAAATACTCAGGATATTTCCTTGTTAGCCACCTGCTAAATTCACTCATCTCGTACCACCTTGTCCAGAACTATCAGGAGAATTACCTTTAATTTTAATTATTTTATTTTTTAAATCTAACAATTTATCTGTTTTGTATTTTTCTATTTTTAGTGTTTCTTTTACACAAAGCTGACCTCTTTCAAAAGAGTTTTCTAATTTTTTTACTTCTTTATCTATTTCAGAAATAAACTTATCAATAATTTGAGGGTTTTCTAACAAAAAATTATAAACAGTTTTTTTTCCACGATTCACAAGGTTTTCTTTATCTTCATTTTGAATAATTCTACCTATTATACGCCATCTGTTTACAACATAATCTAATTTAGTAATATTAATTGGGTGGTAATTGATCAACCAATCTTCAAATATATTGTCTGGAAAGCCATATCCCCACTGTCTAACGTCACTATATGGGTCGTTTTTTTTATTTAATTCAGTAGACATCCATTTAATATAATTTCCTAAGTTTTCAGTACATTGATTGTTGTGTTTTTCTCCAATTTTTCGCACATATTCACCATATTCTTCATTAAAACCTGTTTTTACTTCATTCGAAGCGTTTGGATTAGCACCAGCACCAGCAGCAGCAGCACCAGTACCAGCATTTTGTCTTTGCTGCATCCTCTGCTTTAATCTTTCAGCTGCTGCTTGAGCAGCATCTTGATTTTGTTGCATTGGAGTACCTCCTTGTCCACCAGCAGCTTTCTTTTGTAACCTCTGTCTTAATATTTCAGCTGCTGATTGAGCAGGTGGAGTTTGCTGCATCGGAGCATCTTGCTCCAACAAATACTCAGGATATTTCCTTGTTAGCCACCTGCTAAATTCACTCATCTTATGCCACCTTTTTATTGTTTATCTAATTTTGCAGCTTCATCTTCTAGATTTTTCCGACGTTCTTCCAAACTATCTTGATCTTGAACTAATTTGCTTGTTATCGCACTCATGTTCTTATCTATTTTTTTGCGGTCTGCATAATCATCAAAAGTTTCTTTATTATTGTTGTAAATTTTTTGTATATTTTCATCAGTAGCTTCCATGCTGTTTAAAAGAATCAGTAGATCACTAACTTCTTCTAATTGTTTGTCAACATCATCTAATTCGTTTACAATTTCTTGTTGCCTTTTAGCTTTTTCATCTGCTGATTTATTAGCAGCTGGTGGTTGTTGTTGTGTATTCTGTCCTTTTATAAATTTATTTAAGATTTCTTTGGCACCATCATCCAAATCATTTCTTGTAAGTAATTCTTGAGCTTGTTGAGAATTCAAAAATGATTTATCTAATCTTTTTAATTTACTTGAACCGGATTTAAGATTATCATCACTGTAATCACCAAAACCAGCAATAGATGCAACAAGATTATCAACATCTGCGCTATCTAATTTGTTTAATCCTCCTTTAGAATTAATATATTTTTTCAATTCTTCGTTTCTTCTGTTTTCATCTTGAATTAATGCAATTTGTCTTACACTACCAGTCCCTCCTAAAGCTTGATTTTCTTGACCATTTGGAGTTTGTTGTTGTTGCGATGGTTGTTGGTTTTCGTTCCCTGCAATCTGTTTCAAAAAAGATATTGTTGTTGGATCTAAATCTTTTCTATTTAATAAATCTTTTGCTTCTTGAGGATTCATAAATGAATTGTTAAATGTTTTATTTTGATCACCAATTCCATAAGCTAACCAATAAATATCATAATTACTAAGATTTTTTAATCCATTTTTCGAATCAATATATTGTTTCAAAAGATTATTTTTTTCATCTTTGCTTGTTTGTTTGTCTTCGTATATGCTAAGAACATCTTGTTGTTTTGATTGTTCTACAGAATAATAAAGAGTTTTAGGGTCAATTCCAGCGGCTTTTTGTTGCGCCGGGCTCCATTTTCTATAATCTGGACCATATTCTTTGAAAAAGTTTATAAACATGACACTTGCTTGGTTAAGTAGCGGATCTTTTATCAATCCAGCAGCAACTTGTGCAGATTTTTGCCATTTAGTTGAGTCTTCACCATAAGCACCTTGTAAAATTAATCTGCTACGTTCTGCCTCTTCTTTTTCTGCTTGTGCTTCTTTGGCTGTAAGGGTAACTGGTTTACCAGTTGCTCCGTAAGGAATAATAGTAGCACCTTTAGGTGCTGGTTGTCTTGGAGATAATTTGCCAGCTTTAATTGTTATACCAGCCCAATTTTTAGGACTTAGTCTGATGTTTTCTTGAGTTGCACCATTAAACAATTGCATTTCTTTGTTATATCCATATCTGTCAACAAATGCTTGTTGTATTTTCTTCAAATCAACTTTTGTCCCATCCATTTGCATAAATTCTTTTTCATCCTCTTCATTAGCCATATATGCTAATTGTTCGTCTGCTATTTTATCAGTAATGCTTGAAACGGATGTATTTTTTTTCTCAGCAATCATTCGTTTAATCATCATGTTTCTTACAGACAATTGCATTTTATAACTACCAACTTGAACATTTCTAGCATCGATTTTTTTAGGATTGATATAACTAGCATCCATATCATCATCTACTGGAGGTGTACCAGTTGGAGGTGTACCAGTTGGAGGTGTACCAGTTGGAGGTGTACCTGCTGGAGATGTACTAGTTGGAAGTGCTCCGGGTGCTGGTGCTGCACCAGCAGGTGCAGTTTTAGCCATTTCTTTATTTCTTTGTATCAACTCCAACGCTCTTTCTTGTGCATTTGGAGATGTGGTCAGAATATGTACTTTTTTCCCCGGATTATCAGGATCGTCTATTTGCCAAAACAATCTTCCAGATCCTTCAGGAATTTCTACAACCTTTGGTGCAACAGATGGACCACCCTGCTCCAGAAAAATAAAACTTTCATAATATACTTTGTCTCTTAAATATAGCCATTCGTTAAATGATCGCATATTATTCACCTTCGTGCCACATAAATTATATGTAAATACATATTTAGTTTGCTTACTTATTTATCAGAGAATTTATATTATTTCTTCTTTGATTTTTTCTTTTTGTTACATCCTAAATCAGACATAGCTCCCCAAACTTGGAAATTTGGATTATTCCTGTCCTTACAACTAACGATAGCTCCTGTTCCAGCCATCTCTGTTCTAAGTAACCATTTCTTAAAATCAATATTCATAAACATATATATTCATATGATTTTAAACTTTAAAAAATGGTTAATAGAAGCGGCAGCACCACCACCCGCAGCACCTGCTGCCGCACCAGCACCTACACCTCCATCAACTGGAGGAGGAGGCGGTGGAGGAGGAAGCGGTGGTGGTTCTTCTGGAGGCGGATTATTTGGAACAGGAACAACTTTCAAATACACACCATCAAATAGCAATAAAAATACTTGGGCGAAAACACCAGACCAATGGTACAAAAGGGATATGGCAAACAAATTTAATAAAGGTTGCAGCGGATTAAACTGTCCAAAAAGCATAACTGGTTGATTCAAAATTTAATTCAACACGCATATATACAAATGTCAAATGTGTTTAAAAACAATTTATGACAAAAACACTAAGTATTTTTAATAAAATTTAGGAGGAAAAATGGGAGCTACATCAGTAACAGGAGTTGGTCAAGGCAGCGCAGAAGCTTCATGCAAAGGCGCACAAGGTCGTCAGACCCTCGGAGTTGGTCATCTAATCGGACCACACGTTGTTAGCGCAGGAACAACTACACTAGCTGGCGGTACAAAAGCACTCGAAATCGCACCACTAACAGGTGTTGCTGCTGATTATATCGTACTTGCTACAGACTATACTGCCGCTGCGGCAGTTAAAGCTGTTCTTACAGTTTCTAGCGACATCTGGACTATTACCTTCACAGGCACAAGCACAGATGTCATTCAGTACGCAGTTGTAAGCGTTGGCAACTGAATTTAATAATTAAATAAATATAAAACCGTATTAAAGTTATTTTAATACGGTTTTTTTTATGTAAAAATAATGAGAAATATATGCTCACGATATCGAACCTCATGAAGAAATCATGAAAAAATAATATTGCCCATTTGTAATAATTTTATTTTGTTCGGCACCTCTAAATATTGTTAGAGGTGCAAAAATGATTAGCAAAACATTAGCTGCCAATTATCAAGAAGATGCAAAACTCTATGTTATCACACCTATCATCAACCCTCAAAGATACAATAGCCGATATAAACTGTACAAAAAATTTGAAAAAATGGTCAATGATTCTGGAGCAGTACTCTACACAATAGAAGCTGCATATGGAAATAGACCATTTGAAGTTACAACATCAGACAACCCGCAAAACATTCAAGTAAGAACTACATCTGAATTGTGGCACAAAGAAAACATGATCAACGTAGCAGTACAAAGACTTCCATCAAATTGGGAATACGTTGCATGGATTGACGCAGATGTTGCCTTCGCAAGACCAGATTGGGTCGAAGAAACCATACACCAACTACAACACCACCCAGTAGTTCAAATGTTTAGCACTGCTGTAGACCTTTCTCCTAAACACGAAATGATAAAAGCACACAAAGGATTTGTTTATAGCTATCTCAACCGTGTACACCAAAAATGCAACAAATATGACCATTGGCACCCCGGTTTTGCTTGGGCAGCTACAAAATACGCTTTCAATTCATTTGGCGGACTAATAGAAGAAGCAATATTAGGGTCTGGAGATAGACACATGGCTTTCGGTCTAGTAGATAAAATTGAAATGACTATAAACAAAAAATTCACACAAGCATACAAACGTGTACTCAAAAAATGGGAAACTCTTGCAGTTGAACATATTAAGAAAAATATAGGATATGTCGAAGGAACACTATTGCACTATTGGCATGGAAAGAAAAAAGATAGAGGTTATAGCTGGAGAAGCAATATTCTAGTAAAAAATAACTATGACCCAGATACAGACATAAAGAAAGATTGGCAAGGAATTTATGCCTTAACAGGAAATAAAATTAAATTTAGAGATGAATTGGTACAATACTTTAAGTCAAGAAACGAAGATAGCATCGATCACGAAGATTAATCTTGACAAATAGTTTAAATTAATCATAATTTAAACTATGAACCAATATCATTTAGAAAAATGTGTCAAAATTATGATGGAAGATTGGGATGGAGAAACATCTCGTCCATTCTATCACTATGCTTTTGCTATTAGGAAAAATAGAATATTAGCAATAGGTAAGAATAACCCAATAATGACTTCTGCTAAAGCTTATCGATTAGCTAAACGATTCAATATAGAGCATTGGCAGAAATACCCCTTCCTTCACGCTGAAGCCGATCTTTTACTCAAACTCGATGATAAGCACTATAGCAAGAGAACTACGATCCTAAGCCTAAAAATCAACCGCCACGGACGATTTAGATTGGCTAAACCATGCTACAAATGCCAAATAGCACTTGATGCCCTTTCTTTAACTAAAATCTATTGGTGCTTGAGTGATCAAGAAAATCGTTCTTTACCAATTTTGGAAGGGACGATGAATGTTGTTGTTTGAATAAAAAAAGAAACCCGGCTATAAGCCGGGTTTCTGATACCTTACGATATCTTTTATTTAACGTCAAACTCTGAAGTTTGCGATTGAGAGACGGGCGTAAAACTTTGCGCCTTCCCTTAATAGTTTTTTTCCGTATCGAACAAGCAAACCACGTCTTGGGCAGAAGGACTCTGGGTCGAGTACAACTGGGGTCTGGGTGAGAGGAACGTATGGGCAGTAGAAGTAACCGCTGTCCATGTAGCTGTCGCCCTTGTAACCCATAAGCAACTGGTTGGTTGGGAAGAGTGGATCTTTGTAGAGGCGATAGCGGTTAGCTACTGTTCCGACATACTGCACACCCAAGGATGAGGTGAAGGTTTCGGATGGAGCAGGAGCGAAACCAGCGGTTGCTGTTTCAAAGATTGAAGCAACTTCAGGTGAGGTCACGATGAAGTTAGCGCCGCCACGGAGGGTCTTTCTGTGGATGACGTTAGAAACTTCGATGATCTTAACATAAAGAGCTTCGTACTTTTCCTTGATGGTCTGACCGATTGCAGTTGAGAAGTCCCAAGCTGAAACCGTACCAGCGTTGTTACGAAGATCGCCGAGAACTTCACGGTCGATTTCGAGGTTGATTTCCTGAGCGAGAACAGCGGTCAACTCAGCTTCAGCATCAAGGTTGTGCTGTGAGCGGAGATCCTGCTGTGCTTCATAGGACCATACTGCCTTCAACTTACGGGTCTTGGCAATAATGTCTTCTGACTCGATTACCAAGTTGATTTCAGGAAGATCCTGATTACATTCCATATTGTACTCATAAGAGAGAACAACATAGTTAGAACTAGCATTGCCACCTGTCCAAGCAAGGGTGAATTCACCAGTGGTGAGATCGATGCTTGTGCCAGAAGTAGTACCCTTAACGGTTGGTGTACCGATGTCTGTGAAGCTGAAAGAGCCAGCTGAAGACACAACGAATGTCTGGATAGCAGTTCCAGCGTTGTAAACAGTACCGGTGATGGTGCCAGCGAGGATTGGTGTGTGTTCCAATGGGCTGAATACGCTAGTAGTGGTGCCGCCTGCGTTGGTGCTGGTGGTTTCGTTGTTTACGAACTGTGATGAGTAGTAAACATCGAGGTTAGCAGTACCGTCAGCAAGCTGCTGGAGTGAATTGATATCATCTCCGGGGAAACCACCGTTGTTGCTAGCTCCACGAACGCTACCCTTGTTGGAAGAATAACGGAAACGGAGATAGTAAACCAAACCGGTTGGTCCGAGGAGTGGCTGAACGCTGACGATCTTGTTAGCGATCAACTGTGGGTAGATACGGCGGACAAGGGGAATTGAAATCCTCTTGAATTGTGCCACATCTGCGGTGTCGGTTGAAACTTCATTGAAAAGCTTTTCTCTTTCGAGCATTAGGCGTTGGTTCTCAAGAAGAACTGCGGTAGCAGAACGGGTATGAGTGTCCTCGATACCCTTGAGAAGACCAGTTCTAGCCCAACGGCTCTCTAGTTCTTTAGCTTCGTTAAGATAAGCTGCATTAAGACTCATTTTAATCACCTTTCTTTAGTATAATTACTTAGCCTTTTTGATTCCTGAAAGAACGAGAAGATCGTTGTCTGCATTTACTGATGTTGATTCAGAGATTACCTGAACATTTTCAGTAACTAACTGACCTCTCCCGCTTACGCTCTTTGCTCTCACGCCACGCTCTTTCTGCTCATTAACGATACGCTTGGTGTTATTAACACGGCTTTCGCTAATGACTTCAGAAGCTCTGCGAACGCTCTCATTCAACTTGGTATTTTCAGTTGAAAGTCGAATGTTGCGGGCTTCCATCATACGAAGCTGACCCTTAAGATCTTCAACACTCTTGCGAGATTCTTCGAGCTTACCGGAGGTGCTGAAGAATTGTTCGTCGCCTGAGATGTAATCAGAGGCAATGTTGACAATCTTGTCGAGTGCAACTTTGTGTTCAACAATACGGGGGTCAGCAAGAAGATCTCTCTTAGCTTGCTCGTAGATTTCTACGCCCTTAACTTGGAGGAATTCGTCAACCTTATCGACGATGTATTCCTTCATGTCCTTAAGTTTAGCATCGTATTCTTCGTAAAGATCGCTTTCGACGCTATTCTTGTTACTTCTTTCGGCAATAAGCATCTGATAAGCTTCTTCATAGCCTTCTTCAAGAGCGTTTTCAAACTCGTTCTTTTGGTTTGAAATTCTTTCCTGAAGATCTGCAATGATTGAATAAGCTTCGCTATATCCCTTGTAGGCGGTTTTTTCGGCTTGAGAAAGTTCGCTTGTAAGCTGAGAATAAGCTTCTTCAAGATTCTTATTGAATTCAGCTTCCATTTCTTTCTTGGCTTCTTCCAACATGTCGTTAACAGCGTGACTGACTTCATTCACCTGATCAGCTGGAAGAAGATTCTTTAAAGAATTGAAAATCTTGTTCATCTCACAGTCTCCCTATTATGTTACTGGTTTTAGTTTTAATAAACCCGCCTAAGCAAGCTATTAATGCGTCCTTATTAACACTATGTATGCTTCTGCTTTCATTTCTTGAAGAAAAATTATCAGGAATATAGTTTTCCCTAGTAATTTTCTTCTGAAATGCTTGATAAGTAGAGGGATCTGCAACTGCGTCAAATGTGATGAGCTTGTATGATTCGGTGATCATCAAGACACCTTTGTCATTTGTTGAACCGTTGCCGACACCTCTTGAAGAAATACCCACACGCACACCGTCATTGATAAGAGCCTTAAGGATCTTGCCATGAGGAGTGTTGAGGATTTCTCCTTCTCCCATCAAAGATTTGCCTTCCCACCATAGCTTTGTTACGACATGGGAAGCTTTTTCGAAATGGATAATAGAATCGGATGGGTGGTCAAGTTCGCCAACAAGACCTCTTGCATTGACGCATTCCACCAAATCACGCATATTTTTATCTAATACGTTAAATCCATAACATCTGTTGTTTTTATTTACTTCGTCGGCTTGTTGGAATTTACCACGGAACCTAGTGAGTCCACCAATGGTGGACTCATTTAGATCCATGTGAATCCCGCCGTTTGAACAGCAATCCACAAGTAGCATGCTCACATCAACCCCTTTCACTACCCTTGAGTAATTTGAAGCTGTTAGCAAGAGTCATACCATTAGCAGGAATGTAAGGATTCTTGAGTTTGTTCCAAGTGTCTGGACCATTGTCCTGACCAAGAATATCGCTGTCTGAATCAATGGTTTTTTCACCATGAATCTTGAAATCGCCTGCTTTTGGCACATAAGGATTCTTGACATTTGGATAAACATCAGATCCGTCTTGAGTCAAATAACCTTTCTTTAAATCCTCGATTCCAAGCTTGTCATAAGACTTACCATCGCTAACGAATGGTGAACGGGTTGAAGCATATTTGCCGGGAGTACCGTCAATTTTGCTGTATCTTGAAATTGGCTCTACATCGCCGGTTACAGTGTTGTAAACCTTGTTACCAACATACCAATCACCACTCATTGGAAGATTAGCTGCTGCTTTAAGCATTGCAGCTGCTTCTTCAAGAACATCAATGTCAAAAGCCTTCTTGCCAATAAGGGCGTTTTCAATATCACCCATATAACCAGCAATTTCATGCTTGATATATGCATCGCCATAATGTTCTGCAAGACCTGCAAGGCTATTAAGAGCCTTGTATGTGTCTTCGAAAGCCATTCTTTCGGTCTTAGCTGCTTCATCAAGCTTTTCAACCATGCTTTCAGTGGCATACTTGAAACCTTCGTATCCATCGGATTCAAACATATCTGCCAACTTGAAGATCTGATTTACTTTATCTTTGTAGTTGTCATAGCTGGTTCTCAACAAACCTTCAGCCAAGAAAGCGCAAGTATCATCATCAAAGTTCTTTGCGCCTTCGCTGATCAAAGTATCGCTGATCAACTTGGTCAATTCGCCTTCGGTAAGATAAATCACGCTGGGGAAAGCAGCAACGACATTTTCAATGGTTTCCTGAAGTTTAGATGCATCGCTCATAGCGTTGCACTTCTTCATATCCTTGCAAGCAAGACCCCAATGAATGTTACGAGAAAGCATCTTCATAAGATCTCTTTGAGTCATAACATCTGTGTTAAGAGTCTTCCAGTTGAAAGAAAGAAGTTTAGCTTCATTCTTAAGCTGAGAACGAGGTATAGCCAATGAAACAACATTGCCATGCTTGTCCCTGACGGTTTCGCTCAAGGTTGGTGCGCCAAATGTCTTGAAATCAACATAGTCAAGAACATTCTTGGAAACAGCAGCCCATTCCTTAACTGTTTTTGAGCTAGCCTTTTTAGTAATATTTGCCATCTTCTTAGGTGAGTGCTTTTTCATAAGCTCTTCACGCTTGCTGTCGTGCTTTTTGGCACCCTTTTTAGCTGATTTCTTTTTAAGATAAGCGAGAAGCTGAGGAGGCATTTTGCCTTTGCCATGCTTCTTAGCTTCGTTGATAACGCCTTCTTGCAGGCTAACACGAACATAAGGAAGGCTGAAATAGCTAGAAAAAAGATCGCTAGCACTATTCTTATTATCATCAAGAATAGAATCAACCATCTTATCAAGGATTGATTTACCTTCATTGATTTGAGAATCTTCATCAACGATCAATTCTTCGATATTTTCAAGCAAAAGCTTGGAATCGTCAATGATATAGGTCGCATGAACCAAAGTGCCCTGATCTGTAGCAAAAGTAGCTTCGCTTTCTGTGATGCCGAATAGAGCTATATTATCTTTGCCAAGTGCCGTAGCAATGGCATCTGTAGCTTCGTTAAGTTCTTTTTCGGCTGTCTGGAGGAATTTACTTTCAATCTGCTTGAAGACATCATAGTCGATGAGTTTTCTCTTCATTTTGTACTCCCAAAAAAACATGTTTAATTCACAAAGAGTGCGAATTTTTAGAATTCTAACTCATATCTATGCAGGAGACTTTAAAAAAAGAAGGTAAACATGCAAACATTCAGTGATTTTATTAGTCAGAGATTTGGTTTGAGTGAAAATCTTGATCAAAACCAGCAAAAAGTACCATCAAAAATGGCAAAAAGAGCTCATGAGTTAAAAAATATTATCAATATGATTTTAGAAAATCCAAATTATTTTGATGATTTTTTTGATTCAGTAAAAGATTTTGTTCATGAAGTTCGTGATAATGATTTGGCTGAAAGATTACAAAATTTGAAAGATGATGTCAAACAAGACAATAAAGAAAAGGGATTGGCACAGGAAGAAGGAATATCAGACAAGCCAAACAATCTGCCACCAAATATGGAATAATAGCAATTTGTAAAAGTGTCTAAATTATTCAACTTTTAAACCTTCAATTTTGCCTAATAGTAAATTTACTATATTGTAAAATTTATCTACAACTTTGACTTTTATTGTGTTTTCTTTTGTGCAATCAATTGACTCTAAATCATATTTTGTGTTGAATGCAAAAATCCAATTTTTTGTTAATATTTTTTTTTCTTGAACAAGAAAAGGGTGGTCACGTCCTCTGGTTGAATCAGAAGAATTTTTTATCTTTGCCCCTAAGCTTATTACATCTTTTTTAGTTATTAGTCCTGTTATCCCTTTTAGCCATGTCACCTCTGTTAAAGAATTTGCATGACAATTAGATAAAGGAAGATAATCCATATCAATTGAAGCATATTTTTTTTCATAATCACCAAATTTTGCTATATCTATTTCGTTGTCTCTTGGCTCCCAGTATTTTTCTGGATAAAAATTTAAATGTTTTATCTTTTCGTTTATGAAAACATCTTCAGACACATGTTTGACCCATAAATTTTTTCTATTAAAAAATATATATTTTAAGCAATTATGCAATGATTGATAAAACATTTTTATAAACAAATTATTTTGAGCAATAAAATTGCTTTGATTTAATTTGTTCCAATCAATCCAAGAATTTTCTTGAAATCTATTAAGTTCTATTCTATCAGAAACTATCAAACAGTTATCTTTTTGTTTTTCTGGAGGATTTGAATGATAATAAGTGCTTTCAATACAATTTGGAAAAAATTCAATTAATTTTTCATCATGTTTTTCATCGCTATTCACACATCTATAGTAATCATGAAACAAGCAAGAATAAAAAAGCTTTTCTATGTCAAGATTTTTTTCTTTTGCTCCAAACCCATCATGGCTGTTATCTACAACTTTATCATAAATGGTTTCATCTTTTTCAATTTGCAGAAAAGACCAAAAGCCAGTACACAAACCATGAAAAAACCCATGTTCTGAATCGTCAACCCATTTGTTAAATTGATCATAATTTATTTTAGGATTTTGGCTCAATAAATATAATAGTCCACCTTTATGATGAACAAATTTTCTTCCTTCTTCTACTTTTGTGTTTATATTGTTACTTTTATTCCAACATCTCTTACAGCAAAGTAATTCTAAAAAATCAAGATATTTATAAAAACAATCATTAAGATTGATTAGATTATCTGCATAAATATCAAAATTATGAATATTCATATAAATTATATATTATTTTATGCTATAGATTTGTAAATATGGATGGCTAAGATTTCTTAAGTCTTTCGCCTTTTTTCAATTTCCTTCCTGCCCATGTTTTGGGGAAATTGAATTTTACGCTATTGTTATCAAAATAAAAATCAATATATTTTTGCTTAACTTCTTCCTCATTAGTTGTTGCATATCTTTCTTTTAACCGATCTATAAAACCTTCGATGGTGCTTTCCATTTCTTTTATTTTTTCTTCACCATAAATTTTAGGTAATTGTTTTTCTGGATCTTTATAATCTACTTCTAAGTGCTTATCTCTAACACCTTTAACTGTTGCTATAATATTAGTTCCTTTTATAACAAACCTATCACCGGGAGAAAATTCATCTTCTGCGCTTAATTCTGGGTTAATTACATAAATTCTGCTTGGTTCAAATACACATATTTGATCACCATCTAAAAGTCTTCTTAATCCTTTGCCTTTATAATAAACTGCATCACATTTTTCTTTTAAAGTATTTGTTAAATTGATTGTAGATTGCATTCTTTTGAGTTCATCTTGGCTGTTATCCATATCGTAACCATTTGCTTGCCACCATTTCATCATGGTATTTGGACTGCCAAAATTAATTGTTTCCAACCTTGGAACATCTAAGTAGTATGGTCTAAGACCAGCAACGGAACCCCCATTATAATTTCTGGCAATTGCCTTGACTGTTGTAAAATATACACCATAACCAAGATGATGAACTGGTGGAGGAATTGATCCTGCTCCATATCCACCCATCCCATATCCATGAGAAATATCGCCAGTTTCAGGCAATCCTATGAAAATTTTAAATCCATCTTCTTTTATTTTTTCTTGTTTTTCTGGTGTTGTTCCATGATAAACAGGACCAAACATTTTTCTTCTTTGTGCTTCAGCATAGCTAATTTCTGAAACTTGCTCTAAAAACAATTCATTTTGAGATTCTATAATGAATTTTTTAAAGCTATACATAATTTAC